AAGTCAGTAGATAAAAAGTTTGCTTGTTGGGCAGCAGATAAAGTGTACATATATTTCCACTTGTATCCATCACCAGTTGTAATAATTGATGTTCCAGTACCTGTTGGTTCTACTGTTGAAGCAGTATCACCATCATTGTCTAAACACTTGTAAACATTTCTGTCTGCTGTTAGTACATAGAAAGTTGAGTCAAATAAAGTTGTTGCACCACTATTTGCTGTTTGTCTTGTAGTTGTACTACCTGTTATAAATTCTTCATAATCGTGTCTGTAAATATCGTATGTAGTACCTGTAGTCCAGTTTCTTCTTGGTATACAGAAAGAAATATCTGAACCTGTAATTTTCTTTGCAGCCAACAGATCATCAAAGTTTTTAAACTCGTTAAGTACACTATCACCTGGTGTAGATGGTGCTGTTTCTGTACCTTCGTAATCTGTTCTTGCGTCTGGTCTAGTTATAGTACCAAAATTCTGTGCTCTACCTATTCCTAGATAGTAAACTGTAGCAGCAGATTCAGAAAATGATTCCTGGAATTGTTCTGCATTATTCAGTCTAAATTTGTTTGTTATTATTGCTGGCATTTGTTATTCCTCTTTATATTTATAATCAAAATTATTATGATCCTGCTCCTATTATTGTTTTAACTGTTGAACCACCTGAGTCTACTATTAATAAGGTAGTTGCACTTACTAATTCTGTAGATGAAATAGTATTTGCTTGAATAGCTGCAGTACCCGTAACATTACCTGATCCGTCAAAACTTGCTGATGTCCATACTACGTCACCTGTCATACCTATTGTACGACCTGTTGCTAATGCAGTTGCCGTGTCGGCGTTTCCTGTTACATTACCTGTTACGTTACCTTCAACGTTTGCAACTAGTGTACCTGTTGCAATAGATAAATTTCCTGTGTCTGACGCAGTTGCAGTTGTAGTTCCCATAACAAACTTATCTGCTGACTCGTCCCATGCAATTATGGCATTGTCTCCAGTAGAACCTCTTTCCATAATGATACCTGTATCATTGGCATTTGAAGTTGCACCCGAGTTTAATTCTAATAAATTATCGTCTAATGTTGTATTAGTAGAGTTTACGGTAGTTGTAGTACCATTAACTGTTAAGTTACCTGTAATTGTTACAGCACCACCAAATGTAGCAGCACCTGCTTCTGACATATCTAATGTTAGTGCTGTGATAAATGATCCACCATCATTACCTCTAATTATAAAATCTTTATCCTGAACCATAGAGGAAAGTTGAAAATTACTTGAACTATTTGCGAATTTACCAATACTAGTTCCATCATCAAAAATTTCTACCTCTCCACCGCCAGCGTCTAATTTTATATCACCAACAGCGTCAATAGTAAAATCGCCTGTTGCGTCTACCTCTGCTATTGTTGGTGTTGTTAACGTCTTATTAGTTAACGTTTCTGAACCTGTTAATGTAACAAAACTATCGCCTTGTAAGGCAGTATTAAATTCTGCTAGTGAACCAGTAAAACTATTACCAGTACCACCTAAATCTATTGTTTTGTTTGTTAATGTATCTGTAGATGAAGCAGTAATAAAACCAGAACTTAAAGTAGATCCGTTACCAAATGCTGTGTAGATTTCATTAAAGTTGTCGTTAATTAAATCACCACCTGCACGTAACGAACTACCTGTTCCGTCATTTGCTGTTGATCCTATGTTTATTGTCTGTTTTGCCATAACTCTCTCTTACTATTTATACGTTAAACCTTATCAAATTTAGTTGATGTACTATCAAACATTGTAGTTGTTTCATCAAACGTATCACCATCTACTTCCCCTATAGCTGCAGGTATTGTAAACTTTGTTTTAATCTTTTGTCCTGCACTACTAGATGTCATTAAGAATATCGCATTTGTACCATCTAACGCTGTTCTAGTACCTTGAATTTTTATTGCACTTAACTCAGCAATAGTTATACCACTACTACTAAATGTTGAATTTGCATTTACGCCATATGCTGTGTTTATAAATCTATTAAGAGTGCCAAATCTAGGTCCTGCATATGCAAACCCTTGTCTGATATTTGTTGTACCTATAGTACGTCTAACCCTACTAACATACCTAATATCAATAGGTTGTGTTTTTAAAGTTACATCTCTTGTTGTTTTACTAAATTGTGTAATTGTATCTGTATCAAAATCAGCTGCAACAGCCTCTTTTGCATTTGCTCTTAAACTTGTACCATCTGTTTGTGTACCCAATCTACGACCAATAAGTTTTGAATATAATCTTGTAAGCACAGATTTTAATATTGCTTCTGTACCAGAGTTTAGTCCTGTTATTGTTTTGATTTGAGCATTTAAAGATGTTTCAATGTTAATCTCACCTTGAAAATAGAAACCAGAACTATGAAGTGTTTTAATATAACTATCTCTCCATTCGTTGATTGATCTACCAACTTTTATTACATAAGAGTAATCTTGGTATAATAAACTATCTTGTACTTTCATTGAGTTTTCTGAAACCCAACCATCTTCATTTATAAATGCACCATCAGTTGTTACGATAGGTGCTACTGTTACGGTACCAGTTGCCTGTTGTAGTTTACTTGCAACTAATGAAGCACCACCTGAAAAGTTTATTGTTTCACCTTCAGTAAAAGTACCACTATGATTTTTTAATTTTATAATTTGTGTTGTTGTATCAATAGAAACAACTTTAGCAGTAACACTACTTGAAGCTCCTGTAGCAGTTTCATCTGCTGATGGCGAACCTGAAAGAGATGTATATAAAATATACGTTGGTAATTTTATTGTTGGTGCAGGACTATTTGCATAGTTATAACCTGCCTCTACAACTTTAATTTTTAATGCACGACCTATTTCTGAACCATATGCGAATATTGTGGCACTTGCACCAGATGAAGATGTAACTGTTAGTGTAGGTAATGTATTGTAACTATTACCAAAGTCTATCATTCTAATGTCGGTAATGTCACCATTACCTGTACCACTTTCTTGTACAACTTTATCTCCATGATAAGGGTCATCAACACCTGTTTCATCTTCTAAAATTAATTGACCTGTACCTGTACCACTTTCTAATGTTACACCACCATTAACAACAGAAACTTTTGCAGACGCAGTACCAGAACTAAAATTAATTACATCACCTACAGCGTAATTTGTACCACCATTATCTACGACAATTTCTTGTATAGGTCCAGGACCTATAGTATCTACTTTTAAAAGTGCTCCTGTACCACCACCAGTTACAACAACATCATCATCAACATTATATAATGCACCATCATTTGTAAGTGTTTTATTATCAATGATACTTGAAACTGTTAATGAAACTAATACATCTGAATCTGTATTGTCTGTACCTGTAATTGTTTGATTATCAACAAACGTACCATTTACAGAGTCGTCACCTAAAACTAATTCTGTAACCGTAATGCCACCAACTAAAAATTTAAATACGTCTTCAACTATGGCAGTTGCTTCGTTTACATTTGTATCTGTTGGGTCGTTTGCTTGTGTAACTTTTTGTCCTATAAGATTAGAAGCGTCTGAAGTTCCTAATTCTAAACAACGTAATATTTTTCTAGTATCCCATTTACCATCAGATATTCTTAACATCTCATCTTTAGGATATTTTATTTCAGCAGGTTCATTAAATAGTAATTTAAAAAATATCTCACTTGCACGTTTTGTACCTTTTGATTGATATAGCGATTTAATATTTTTTATTAATTTTCTTTTATTAATCTGATCATGTAATCTATCAGGTATAGAAGTTAAAAATGAGTTTCTAAATTTTAATAAAAATGAAGATAAAGTTTTATCTACGTCAGCGTAATCTAAAAGTTGTTGAATGTTTTGAACTGGATTTGCTCTGTATTGACTTATACTTGCCTGAGCAGCTGAAGATGAACCTGTAATTAATTCACCCTCAATAAATTTATTATTATGTGTTACAAATAAACGAGCACCATCATCAACGTCTTCAATTAAAACTGTAGCAGTAGCACCAGATGTAGCACCTGTAATTGTTTCACCATTTATGAAGTCACCATAACTTGTATCTTCTAAAAGAATATTATCGCTATCGTCATCATCACTTACGTTTGTACCATCTAATTGAATTAAACCACCTGCTGATCCTTCTAATTTTATAACGTCAGGATCGCCAATGTTTGTTAACTTGATTTCAGCTGATTCCATCAACTGATAATATGCTTTTATAAAGTCTAAAAATAATGGGTGATCTTCAAGTACAAAATCAGGTACTTGTGAATTTATAAGGTTTGATATTTTATCTTTAAAGTCGGCCATTTCATCTAATAACTACTAGTCGTGGTATATCCTATACCAGCGTTTGCTGAGCCTCCTGCTAATGTATCAGCCTCAACTGTAACTGAACTGTTTGCAACATCAATATCTAATACTTGATTTCTGATAGGAACAATATCGTTTGAATTAGGTTTAACCGTTACTTCAATAACTGTACTAGCTGCACCTCTAATATTTTCTATATTAGAAACATTTAAAGAGTTTACTTCAACTAGACCTGAAGAATAGTTTATAGTACCTTGTGTACTATTAGCATATGATCTTACAGCACCATCTAATCTATATCTTCTTACATTACCTTGTCCATCATCATCTAAAAACCATACGTTTGTTGTATCGCCATCAACTTTGAATCCTGAAGATTCTAAAATACCACCTGAAGCAGTATTGTGACCAGAGTGTGGATTGTATAATGCGTTAGCAAAGTTAATTGAATATTTTGTAGAACTACCGATTGTAGGTAAAAAAGATTTTCTTAATTTAATTGTTGTTATGTTTGATAAGATACTATCATCTGTATCATCAATCAGACCAATAAGTTTTGAAAATCTGAATATAGTATCAAACGATTGTAAAGTATTTGAATTGTAATTTGTTAAAGTTGTAATTACATTTGATTTAATTGTATCAGCAGTTTTTGGTGTAGTCTTTTCATCAAACTTAACCGTAGAAGTTAAAATTAAATCTGTTGTTTCAGGATCAATAATAACTGGTGTTACTGAAGCAACTGAATATTTTTTTAATTCTTTTACAATAGAATCTTTTGTAGAGTCTGTTAAGTTAGAACCACTTGTTGGTAATATAGAAAGATAAACTCTACCATAGAATGGCGTTTCAGCGTCTTCACCACCCCAAGCACTAACTGATTGTGTGTTAGCATAAAGTTGTTTTACTTTTGTTTTATAATCTTCTACCGTAACTGCTCTATCTTGTGACGCATAAAAATTAGGTGCATTGAATTTTATACTTTCTAATGCTTCAGGATCAGCACCACCTTGTGCTGATGAGTTAACTGTAACCGTTACATTATTGAAACCTGATATTGAACCAGATAATGTAAATGATGTTGCACCGTTAGCTTCTGTTTTGTTTGTAACAACATAACTTATAGCAATAATGTTACCATCATCTAAATTTTGTCCTATGACACCATCACCAAAGTATATTTCAAATTGACCGTCTTCAGCTTCTTGTAAGAAATAAACTTTAGAGTCACCATCTAATTGTGTAATAGAAGTTGCTTTTGTATATGTACTTGATGTAGTATCAGAAGCACTATTTTGTACTACAACTTTTATTGTAGTTGTATCTGCTCTGTCACTAGGTATTAAAAATCTTTGGTCTATGTCATCACTATCATTTGTATAAGTGTATGTTACATATGTGCCTTCGTAAACATCTAAACTTTGTGCTGTGTAAATACCATCAACTGGTTGTACAACTTTATCTGCTACAGAAACAAACGTATAAGTTAAACCATCTATTGATGAAGTAAATTTTGTACCTGCAGGAACTGTAATTGATGATCCTGTACCATCATTGATTACTAATTTTAAATCAGCGATTGGTGCTCTAGCAGAGTTAGGTACATAACCTACTAATTTAGATAATGACGCAACACTTGATCTTAATTGTGCTGTGTCCATATACATTTCGTTTGCTACAAAGTTTGCATTGTAAGCCAAGTAATGTGTATTGTATGCTAATGTGTCTAATAAAATTGAAAGAGAACTTCCTTCAAAGTCGTAATCTTTAAATTCGTTTTGATTTGCTAAAAATCTTTTAAGTGAACCTTTTATATTTTCAAAATCTAATTCTGAAATATCTAATCTATGTTGCTTTGCCATTTTATCTTACTCTTTGTAAAAATGTTGATACTGATACTGGTTGTTCAACACCATTTATTTTAAATGAAACCATAATACTAATGCCGTTACTACCATCTTCACTTTGAACAACAACATCTTCTACTGAAACTCTTGGCTCATACTTTTCAATCGCCATAGATACTCTATCTTTTATTACTACTAATAAAGGTTCAGTAATATTCTCAAATAAGAAACCTCTTAAATTACAACCGAAGTCAGAATTAAAAGGTCTTTCGTATTTGTTTGTTAAGATAATATTCTTAACACTTCTTTTAATTGCTTGTACATCAAATAATTTTGCAACATCCTTTGTAGCAGGATTTTTAGTAAAACTCAAATTTAAATCACTATAGATTCTATTTGATCTTTTACTTTTGTTAGTTGTAGTTGCGTCATAGTTTGAGTATGCCATATCTATATTTATATGACTTTACAGACCATTTACTAATACGTTTAAAGAACCTGAAATCATTGCACCTGCGTCAGCACTATGTCCTACACGTCCCCAAGGTATACCACCTATCTTAACGTTATTTGATCCTTTATTTAATGCAGCTATATGAGCAGGACAGATAGGAGTAGGTGGAGCTGGGTGTGCAACAGTAGGAGTGCCTTGTACAGCACCTACAATACCGTTTGCTTTTACTGTTCTTACTAAAGATATTGCTAAAGTTGTAATTCCAGTACAAGCATGACCTGTAGTCAACGGATCGCCTTCTCTAACTGCCATATCTTTGTTTTGCCTCTGCTTGCCTTTGTTCTCTTTCGGCTTTTAGTAACATTCTTTTCTTTTCTATCTCAATTGATTGACGTACTTTTCGTCCAACTGGTATTTTTACCGAATCTACGATTTTTTTGCCTTTTTTACTAATATATTCAACACCAATAAACTCATCCTTGAAATCCCCTTGTACAGACATGGTGGCTTTCTTCAAACTCATGGCTTCCTTCTCTTTTTCGTCACCTGATTCGTTCCAGAACTTAAAAATTCTCATTTTTTTCATAATTT